ATTCTTAGGTTTGAACTTTCCTTGTTTTAGAGACATAAATAAAAATACCACCCCATATGGGTATTTATGACTCTCAAGACAGTTACAACATTCCTAGCAGATTTACAGAAGACTGGAGGACCTAGTTCCACCAACCAGTTTGACATTGAGTTTGCGTGTCCACCTAAGTTGGTAACGTACTTAAAGTCAGAATATGGAATAGAATCAACGACATATAACGGATTAGTAATTGATATGATAAACGAAGCACAGATACCTGGTGTTTCACTAACAAGTCAAGATATAAAGCAAGTACATAAAGGTATTAATATGAAACCAGCTGTGGCAAAGGTATATAATGAGATGGACTTCTCATGTATACTCGATGTCAAGTCAGAAGCATTTAAGTTCTTTACAGCATGGCAACAGTTCATACAAGGTGGATTCGTACAAGATCCTCGTGTTGAAGGTCAAGACTACGTAAGAGCACTAGCACAGAATTATTATAAGGATTACGTGTGTAACACTAAGATTATGAAGTATGAGAAGTTTTCTCCTGACAAGAATGCCAATCAGAAGACACAGTTCCATACATTTACTGTAGAGTTGAAGAACTCATATCCATATATGTTATCATCTATACCATATAGTTCAGCTGGATCTGGAGTTGTTAAGTTGAGTATTGGTATGTACTACGAGTATTTACAGTATACTCCTTACAAATATAATAAGAGAACTGTATATAGTGCCCCTCCACAAAGTTGATATATAATATATACTGGACTAATTTATTATGCCATTACCTGATATCGTTACTCCAACCTATGAGTTGGTTGTACCCTCGACTAAAAAGAAATTAAAATATCGTCCCTTCCTTGTTAAAGAACAGAAGATTCTGATCCTAGCATTAGAAGAGAACGACAGTGCTCAGATACTAGAAGCAATAAAGACTATATTTAAGAGCTGTATCAATAGTAGATTTAAGATGGAGGATCTCTCTATCTTTGATGTTGAGTACATCTTCCTACAACTACGTGGTAGATCTATACAAGAGACTATTGATGTAGAAGTACCATGCGATGATGACCCTGAGACAAAGGTTCCCGTGTCATTTCCCGTTGATGCTGTTAAAGTTGACTTCCCAGAAGGTCACACCTCAGAAATTAAATTAAATGAGGACATTCTGGTAGTTATGAAGTATCCTAACTTAGATTACTTTACTAAGGTAAACTTCACAGAAGAACAAGTGGATCCATATGAACTTGTATCGACTTGTATTGACCGAGTATATAATAAAGGAGAGGACTGTGGATCATTCACACCTAAAGAAGCTCAGCAGTGGTTGGAGAAACTTACTAACGACCAGTTTGAAAGTATCCAAAACTTCTTTGATACTATGCCTACTCTTCGTCATGAGCTTACAGTTACTAATCCTAACACAGGTGTCAAAACGAATGCAGTCATCGAGGGATTAGTCAATTTTTTCGGATAGCCCTGTTCCAAGAGGGGTTAGCAAGGTTCTACACAACGAATTTTGCCTTGGTGCAACACCATAAATATACCTTGAGTGACATAGAAAATATGATCCCTTGGGAGCGTGACATTTACGTCAATATGCTTGCCAAGTGGTTAAACGATGAGAGGGAACGTATAGAAAACGAACGACATAAACGTCGATGAAAGCTCGTCTAACAAACATCTTTGGGTTAAAACTCTTGCCTGTATCAGGTGAGATGACTTCGACAGCCAAGGATATGCTCGACAAAGAGATAGAGTATATCGACTATCTGAGAAATAGGAAGAAGTTTTTCTTCATGACTCAGATACAGCAGACGAGAGTTTCAGTAAAGAAAAGAGTAAAGGCAAAAGAGAAGGAAGAGACAAAAAAGAGAAGAGGTCTTAGACTCCCTTTTAGGAAGAAGAGGAAAGTTAAGAAAAAGAACCTCAAACAAAAGGTAAAGCAAAAGGCTAGGATAAAAGGAAGGAAGGCAAAACGTGCCATGGGTGCGGCTGGTAATAAGATATCAGCATTTACAAGAAATAAAACTAAGAAACTAGGTAAGAACCTTGTTAGTACTGGTAAGACCATGAAAGGTCAGGTACTTAAGAAGGTGAGTCAGGGCACAAAGTTCATGACTCAAGGTGCCAACAAGATAACAAAAACTGCGGGAGCACTTACAAAAGTAAAACCACAGCAAGTAACGAAGGCATTAAGTGCTGTACCTACTAAGACGAAGACAACTATAGTAAAGAAACTAGCAGCAACAGCAACTAAGAAAGCTGTCGCTAAGAAGGTTGCTACCAAGACAGCAGCAAAACTTGCTACCAAGACAGCAGTCAAGGTAGGACTGAAGAAGATACCAGTCGTGGGTCTGATAGCAGGACTAGGATTTGGTGTACAAAGATTAATGAAGGGTGACATAGCTGGTGCCCTCATGGAGGTTGGTTCTGGTGTTGCATCAACGATACCAGGTCCAGGTACCGCTATATCAGCAGGACTAGACGCAGCTCTAATTGCTAAAGATGTCACTGGTCTGAAAGATGGTGGTGAAGTTAGCTCACCTACACAAGCATTGATCGCTGAAGGTGGAGAACCTGAACTTGTTGTACCACACTCTAAGTTAGGACCTGTATTCCAGAGCTTACTTAAACAAGTTGGTACTATACTCACAGATGTGACTACGGGATTCCTGTCTACATTACCCGTACCAACAGCAGCGTCACAGTCAATATTAGCTGAATCAGCAAAACTAGCATCAGTGTTTGGTGGCAAGTCAACACCTCTATCAATATTCAAAGGCAGTAAGATAAAGAAAGCAGCAGGAGGATTCCTGAAGAAGATGGCTGGCGGTGCCATGAACCTAGCCAAAGGAGCATTCAAGATGACACCTATGGGCATGGCAGCTGGTGCTGTGGGTTCAATGTTTAAAGGTAACTCAGCTAAGGCAGAGACATTTAGAAAAAGAAACGTAATTAATAAGATGACAGAGGTCAATGGTGTTATGACCTCATCGTCATGGGATTCAGATACCGCTACGTCATATGGTAACTTCCCAGTCACTGATACATATGGTTCGACTGAAGGGAGAGATAAACCTCATGGTGGTGTAGATTTAGGTACACCCGTAGGCACACCCGTAGGATTTAAAGAGCCAGGTGAAATATTGGCAGCTGGTAAGTTTGGTGGATATGGAAACATGATGGATGTCTGGTTACCGTCTTCTAAAGTTCAGATGCGTATAGCACATCTAAGTAAAATCGTTAAGAAAACTGGTGAGTTTGTAGCAGGGGAGAAACTTGCTGAGACTGGTGGAGCACCTGGTGATCCTGGTGCAGGTAGTTCCACAGGTCCTCATCTACACTTTGAAGCAGATAATAAGAAAAACTCTACTAGATATGGTGGGGCAGGAAACCCTATGCCTTATGCTCCATTGTTATCATTCACTGCTGTTGAACCTCCAAGTGGTGAGGGTGGTAAGGGAGGTCCTAGTTATGGATTCCCAATCCTCAACACAGTTAAATGGCCAACCAGTAATGGTGCTATGGGAGGTCCTGGTTTGTTTGGTGCTATCGGTAGTGCTATCAGTGGTGTTGCTGAAAGAATAATAGAACCAAAACTTGTACCATTCCCAGTTCCCACTTATGTTCCTGTTCCAATAGAAAAAGTAATTACTATGACTAAACCAGAGGTCAAATCACATGGAATAGATTCATTCTCAGGTAGGTATGTTGAGTTATGAGTGATCCTAAGTTTCCAAGTATAGACACGGTACATGAGACCCTAAGCGACTTAACTAAGTTGTTTGAGGATCGTAATGCCCTACTTGACTCTATGTTTAGAGATGACAAGTACAAAGATTTTTTATTGGCAGAAAATATACAGAGTCTTGTTGAGGCAGATAAACGTGATGACGCAGCTGGCGGTAAGATAAAGAAAGACTTAGCAAATGGCTATGAGGTCTTGAAAGCAAAGACAAACATGCAGAAGTTTGCTAGCTTTATCTCACCTGGCATGTTACCAACACTTGACTTGAGTGAGGAGGGAGACTATGACGATGATGATGTAGACGAAGAGATTGAAGAAAGAGAAGAAACTGAAAATACAGAACAACCCGCACCAGAAAAGGGAGAGAAAGGTGATAAGGGTGATCCTGGCGATACAAATATAAATGTTGAAGCACCCAAGGGCAACTTTAATAATAGACTAACAACAAATTCAACAACCCAGAACTCTGGACTTAAACTAGCAGAGGGTGGTGCTGTATCTCCATCACCTATGATGAATGCCCTGAACCCTAGTGCCCAGAGACCTGAAACTAAATCAGGTGTTAAGTCACTAGAGAGCTTAGGACTGGTAGGTAAGAAGAACGTTGCTAGTGAGCTGACTGAAGATTTAGGACTAGAGGAATATAAGAAAGCACTAGCAGATGCCATGGCACTACCACTCAAGGCAGTGGCAGCTGGATTAGCTGGATTGATGGATAAGGTTGAGGTGCCAGGTGGTGAGGGAGCAGCACTTGAAGCACAAACAAGTAGTGTAGCGAAAGCATTTGATGTCAAAACAAAAAAGAAAAAGAAAGATAAACAAAGTGGTGGTTTTGGTGTAGGTTCCATGTTAAAAATGCTTCTACCTTTTGGTATGGGAGCAAGTAGACCTAAAGGAAAATCCAAGTTCTCAAAACAGAACTACGATCAAGGACGATTGTCTTTAAAAGATTTTGAGGCAATGGGTAAAAATGACCCTAACTGGGATGCTAAACAAGAATATGAAAACTATATGAATGACTTTGGTACTGACCAGAAAAGATTCGAGGAAGGTGATCCAACTCTTAATGCATTTGGAGGACCTTCACTAGCACCTGATCAGATATCAACACAGGGTGATACTAAGATAGATGCTATGAGAAACTCTATCAGTAATATTACACAGGGTGCAAAAAATATGTTTATGAACTCTAAGGCAGTTACACAAGTTAAAGCTGCTAGTGGATTCATAACTAAATTATTAGGTAAAGTACAACCCGCATCAGAAGGCAGTCAGTATGAGAAGCAGGATATAAACAATATCACAAACCAAGTCAGAATGAGCAATGAATCTAACATGGCTCAGAAAACTACCATGATGATAAATGATGAGAAGACTGAGGGTGGTAGAGCAGCTGCTGCGAGACTCAAAGAGATCGTTGCTCAGATGCAGCAAGGGGCAGGAACTAACACACCTACTAATACAATAGCACCTACAGAAATCAGAGTTAGTAAGTATCTCAATCATAGTCTTACTACTGTACATGGAGGGGAGACACCGCACGACGTATGAAGCAATCAAATTTTGAGCTACTAGATCTAAAGATAGGTATGTCGGTGTATGATGCACAGACAAACGAGACAGGTATCATTGTACAACCTTTTAATGCTAATCAGTTGATGGAGTTACATTACTATGAGGACATTACTAAGGCAAATGTTCTACTGGTTCTAAAATTGAATGACTCATCAAGTGGTCTCTTAGGTGGGTTGATGGGTATGGAACCTATGGATATCTCATGGAAAGATAGAGAAGAAAATGTAATCACATATAGTATGGTTGTATATGATATACAAGATCGCATGGTCATAGATGGCAAACAGTCACAAGCAACAGTATATTGTGTCAGTCCAGATGCTGTAAAAAATAGTGCTACAAAAATATCAAAGAGATTTGGTAAAGGTGGTGGTAAACCTACACATGAAATTGTACAAGAACTAATATCCCAAGAGTTGAAGTCAGATAAAATAGTAGATTTTGATAAGTCGCAAACCAAATTGTCTTTTGTTAGTCCATACTGGGATCCATATACTATTATTACTTGGTTGTCATGGAGATCTATATTAGAAGGTGGCAGTGGAAAGAGCAGTGCGGGATTCTTGTTCTATGAGGATAGAGAGGGATACCACTTCAGATCAATGGATGCACTAGTAGAGCAAGAGACTACAAGAGTAATCAATATTAATATGGAAGAAGAGGAAGACACAGACGACATTCATATAAGTGGGTTCACACTATCAGGTACAAGTGACATCTTTCGTGGTCTAAACCTTGGTAGTTATGCTAGTGCCACATATACTCTGGACATGAAAGACTTTAAGTATGAGGAGATACCCTTCTTCATCAATGATTTCTACCCTGAGATGAAGAAACTAAACCCAACAGCAGACTTACCAGAGTTCTACAAAAGATTTGGTGGTGAAGAATTAGGTGGTGGTAGACCAACCAGAATTATGTCAAAGGTCATGGACACAGCGATGTACACAGAGGGTACATATACACAAGACTTGACAAGACAGCTCAGTCAGAGTATGATAAGGAATCAATTCTTTTTTAATCAGGCTGGAACCTTCGACTACGAGGGTAATCAGGATTTATATATTGGACAGGTTGTAGAGATAAACAAGATGGATCCTAGATCAGGTGACCCAGATCCTGAGATTAGTGGTCGCTACATAGTAGGTAAAATCTATCGTCAATTTTTGACAGAAAGAGATACCATGACTACAAGAGTCACAGTATACAGAGATAGTATAGGATGAACTTAGAAAGTGCTGCACATGCCATCGGTAAAGATGGATTTAATTGGTGGATAGGACAAGTCGAGAACGACGGGTCGGATCCAGACCATGATGGTTCGCAGTCTAAAGATTACGATTATACAGGTAAGGTTAAGGTAAGAATCGTAGGGTATCACAACCCAGATAAAGAGGTACTACCAACCAGAGACTTACCATGGGCATCTTGTATCATGCCAGCTGTCTATGCCATGAAGAGTGGTATGGGTACTATTCAACAGTTACAGGTTAGCTCATGGGTAGTTGGATTCTTTATGGATGGATCCTCAGCTCAGATACCAGTGGTCATGGGTAGTATCAGTGACCAGAACCCAAAGGACATATACACTAAACTACCAGAGCAAAGTAGTAAAGGATACCAACAGATACATGCACCAGACTATGATCCAGATAAGCATGGTACAGGTGGTGGTATTGTAGGTGGTACAGCTGACACAACAACTACTGATCCAGCCACAGGTAACACAAGCGGACCTGTAACACAGACCACTGAGGAAAATACAGTCTCAACTGTCAACGAACGTGGTGAAGCACAGCAGCAGACTGAAGCAATGAAGAATGCTGACAAGAGAAAGAAATATACTATACATGTAGGTAATGGTAAGTGTGGTACACCCGCAGATGTAAAGATCAAGGGTGCTACTGCTGAGTTCCTAAAGTTTGCTAGAGGTATAGAGAAGAACGAGATAGGTGAGTTTATTAACAAGGTCACTGGTGATATAGAAGACGTAGCAGGAGAAATAGAAGCAATACAAGATAGGATACAGGGATTCATGGGTGGTGTGCTTGCTAACGTCAAGGGTACAGTATTGAAAGAAGCACAGAAGCACATACAAGAAGTTATTAATGACATCAAAATTCCTGATCCAGATTTATTAGATCCAGCTGTTGAACAACTCAAGAACATAGGAGATCTTGTTGACTGTCTCTTCAAACAACTCTTCAATGAACTAGCAGATGTTATTGGTGGACTGTTGAAGGATCTTCTTGGACAAGCACTAGACGCTGCATTGTGTTTGGCACAGGATATATTCCAAGACTTGTTCGGTGGATTGATGGACAAGTTGATGAAAGGTCTTGACACTGCACTAGGTATCCTTGATGGTGCATTGAGTGCTATCAAGAACAAT